TAGACATATTCATCCGCTCAAAATATGGATACTTACTATTGCCATTAATGGCCTCATACTCAGAAACTACTCCCAGCTTGAAACCATCCATGCAATCAACAATGTCAAAAGCATCTTGCATGAGGACTTTACGAACACTAGGGTTAATAGGCATGTTAATATTAAAATACTTACTAACAGCAGCACCAAAATGACGTCGGTCAAGACTAACTGGAAAAGTCTTCGGCTCGTTGATCATGCCATGAATAACTGATGGTTTTATTTCAGTTCGACTAACAGGATATACGGCCTCTGAAGCTGGAACGGTACCATAATATGTATAATTGCCTTCAGGCAATATAACAGCTGGTTTATCATCCACAGTCACAGGTCTATTACGGGGCTGGACTCGTGGTATAAAAGCATCCAACATTTGGCGTGTTATTAACTCAGCATAGCCTCTATGACGATCTCGCTCTCCAGCGACATGCATACCAATAAGTTTTCCTAAAATACGTGTGTTGTAAACGACTAAAATGGAACCACAATCACCAGACATAGTAATGGCATCATATTGAAAACCCTTATAAATAGTATAAGGTTCCAACACTTCAAGATGTTTATACTTCTGGTTAGTGATAACATTGGTGGTAACTAATTGTCGTTCAAAAATACCACTATTAAATTTATTAAGTGCGGCCTCACCCCAATTAACTAAATAGGTAAGATCATCCTCAGAAATAAAATGGTGTCTAATATCCTTAAAAGCACGCACTTGCATAGTACACTCATACACGCAAGCATCCTTATTAAATCCTTCCTTAGTCTTGAGCTGAGTTAAACGACTACTCTCAAACATCTGCTCAAACGTGCTCTGATCAGTTCTAATCACAAAACGAGAATTTTCTTCCACAATTTTCCCGTCAGATGCAACAAAAATATGGTTTGGCAACAAAATATAACGTCCGCCAATAAAGATGCCACACATGGCATTATATTTCTGTGTACGCCTATCGTAAACCTCACAATAAGCCTGTCGTCCACGGACTACATCGTTAACCAAATTCTCAGCCGTGTGATCACTAGTGCCTTCTGCATATGCTGGTCTTTTAATGCGTTTATACTTATTAGTCCTAACATCACCAGATGGTATTGCTTCACTAGTTGTAGTTATAGCCTTATTAAATAAAGAATTATAAACAGTAACCATAGCAACTAAAGTTCCGGAAATGGCTGTAACAGTGCCAACTACCTTCAGGGCACGCTCAACATTGGGGTGCGTAGCCCAGTATGAAATAAGTTTCTCCTTCAAAGACATTACTGGTCGTCTAATATATGATATCTGTTCATTCATCATATCAACAAGTTTACCTTGTGCATCTGGTAAAAGACTAGAATTATTGTATGCATCGCTTAAATTAGCAAGGAAGCTGTCAGTCGAACCTGACATCATCTCAACAATACGTTCTTCATTACGCATATGTGTATCATACCTATTTTTAAGGTATATTAAAAACATATCCAAATCACCAATAAGGGCTGGTGAACGTGATTCGTCAACAGGGTCCATCTCGTAAAATTCCAAGTGCTTAAACACTGGACTATATTGGACCTTTCCATCGACAATATAATCATCTTTCACTTTAGCCCAAATTAGCAAATGCCTACGTTTCCAATATGCCTCTACGGTAAGGACCTTAGTCAAGGGCTTCGGATACGCGTTATTAGTGCACCGTATATGCATTTTAGAATGATATGGGGTGCCTTTAACACCAATAGAGCGATCATCTACTGATGCCATTGGTGGTTGATATGGTGCATTTGTAACTATTGAAAACAACTGTAATGCGTTGTTATACTCAGCATCTTGATCTGCATCATCCTCAGCGGTGACACGGTGGAATGGTGAATATCCACTCCAAAACTCATCTGGATCTGTTGGTATAACATAACGGACTCGATCTGCAGGAACATCAGGAAACATATAGCGTGCTATAGCTGATGATAGTGTTGACTTGCCAATTTGGGATGAACCATAAATAGTCAATGAAAATGGACATACTCTAATAACGCCACATTTAGAAACCGCAATATATGAGTCATATAACTTATCAAACTTGCGCAACTGTTCGCGCAACAATGAGAACTCTCCACTAGTGTCCTTGGCATATGGTGCCATATCTTTAACCAAATCGTGTGCCGAAACATATAGCTTGGCTATCTCTGCACTCAACATTTTGTTAAAATATATGGTATCTATATCATAAGTTAAAAATCGATCTATATCATCAATCACCTGGCCATACTTATCTATTAGCATCTGGTAAAACATATGTTCAGGCACATAATGCATAAACCATGCTTTGATAATGTCAGGCAACATCTGAAATACAGACGTAAGAAAAGATACCATGTTCTTAGCAAAAGGGAGTGTGAGGTTTCCAATCTTCATATATTCCACCATTTTGTTAACACTAGCTTTCTCTGGTACAGACTTCAAAGCAATAGTACCAGTAAGAACAACAATCAAAGTTTGAACTAGATCATCGACTCCTTGTGAAATTGCAGTCATGGCACTAGCCACATACGTATTAAAAATGTTCACTGCAAGTGCCATACAATTTGGGACAAAGATCCTAAGAATGCGTGAAATATATGTAATCCATCGCATCTTGGACACACCTCTTAAATTGGGCAAATCAGACATAAAATCTATAAATACCTCAACAATATTTGTGATGTTTTCATTGGTCAAACTATTAGCAATATTGTTAGTACGATCCACAAAAGCTGTAATAAATGTGTAGATCTGATCACTAATATCACTCATCTTATCTGCACAAGCACCAATAGCATTAGTAGATTCAGCAAATGATCTAGCTGTATTATGTAGTTGGTGTGGCATATCAATAGTTGATTTAACACTTCGTCGTAATAGATCTAAATAGCCCATATCGGCCACATCTCCCTGAGATACTGCAGAAATTTCTCTAGTTTTACAGTAAAACTCAAGGGCGTAACCCATTGGAAAATTCTCCATAAGATAAAATGTCATATCAGTATGAAAATCTACCGGTGCCATGCCAATTGACATAGCCGCATTGTTAAAATAATAATTGACTAATTTAAAAAGAGAATTACTACTGCCAATCAATTCAACAAACTTAATCCTCTCTAAATCACTAAGTAATTCTATAAAAACACCATAATCATGGGTGATTAATGTAACTGAGCCATCCATTTCTCTAAATGGAAGGTTCATATTCCCTAACTCTCTATCTAAATCATAAGACAAAAGGATACAAACCAAGTCAATGATATGAATTGGTTGGTAACCATCACTAAGTGCGTCATCAACTATGTTAACAAGAGTGTTATGACACACTCTGTTAACTACATTGTCTCTCATGTATAATTTATTGCACTGCCATTTGAAAACGGCTTGATATTCAGAAATGTCTCTGCTGCCGTTCTTAGCATAAAACGCAATAATGTCATTACTAAGTCCAGTGTAGTAATCAATGTTCTTATCTTTACGCACAATATGAAGTCGTCGATCAATCTTGTCAAGTGTGGTAATATAATCTGACACATACTCTGAAAGTAACACGTCAGTAAGTTGTTGCAAACCTTCAGGAAGATATCCTGTAGTATTGCTAGGCTGATCTTCTGCACATTCAGTGCCATTGTTGGCACAACCATTATTATTATTATTAAAATTATTTGTAAGAGTTTCATTTTGCATCATGGGGGGTTGTATTTTGGTGGTCTTCTCATGAGGATCTCCGTAATTTAACACTATTCTGGTTCTACCATATATAGCGCGCAAAAGCGTACGGCCTTCTCTAAAACGTCCATTAGACCAAAGAGGACAGTATAGACAATGGAAAATGCATCGCAATGATGTGTCTAGCGTTGTTCATAGTACAACTGCTCAAACTATTTCTAGTACTAAACATGGTGTGGTGCCACATAGCCAATCGTTTTCGTGTACACCCTGGTCTGGGATTTACAATCACTTACCAAAACAACTATATGGGAACACAATACTCCACATTGTTCCTCTATTCTAGGCTTGGTTATCGCCAAATATATATAATAATTAAACATAAAATAAATGTATTAGACTAAGACCTCTAATTGGTAACAATTATTAATTACTAAACTAAATTAAATGCTGTTTAAATAGAAAACAACAAAACTAGCAGATTAATGATAATTACGCCTCTGCAAGCTACGAGCCCTAACATAATATTACTGGAAGCTCGACCAGTAAAATATCAGATATAAACCTCTGACTGGTTGACTAGATACAAACCTCTAGAATTGGTTGGTTTATTATAACTCATAAACGAAAAGTAAATAGGAGAAATTCTCCTAAACCGAAATAAATATGAAATACTAGCTCGGTACTAATATTAAAATCCCGTAAAGTGGTGACATACTATTTGGTCACATAAAGTCTGACCTAAACTAAATATAATAAATAAAATAACATCCTGG